CGGCCGCGCAACCAAAAGTTACCTGTTGGAATCTTTGAACAAAATGGCCAAAAAACTAAAACCACCAAAACACAAGCGTTCGATCGCGTCCTATCGTGCGGCCTCGTTGAAGGGTGCGCGCACGCGGCGTCGTATGAGGTTGCGGCACGAAGGTCGTTCGATTGAGTTGGTGCCGAAAGTGAGCCTGTGATGAGCAGACCGTCCCCCAGTGCGCATGACGTCGCGTTATTGACCAACGTGGTCGAGATTGCGCGCCCTGACGCACCCTATGACCTGAGTGACGAAGAAGCCAACGAGTGGCGAGCTATTGTCAACCGCAAGGCGGCCGATGCCTTCCCGCGTGAGACGTGGCCCTTGTTGTCGGCCTATTGCCGCATCACGGTCGAGGATCGCCATCTGGCTGAAATGATCCAAGCGATGAAGCAAAGCGAGAAGTTCAACATTGATACCTATTACAAGCTGGTCAAGTTGCAGCAGGCCAATGCCGGTGTGCTCTCGACGTTGGCGACCAAAATGCGCGTGGCACAGCAATCGGCATTCGAGCATTCCAAGAAACAGCCGTTGATGATCAGTCCGCCGTGGACAAACAAGGATAAAAAGACTTGAGCCGGGGTTCGCGCCGGGTCAGGGCCAAGATCAACGAGGACAGAAGCCGGTCGAACGCGATCATTGCGTTCATCGAAGAACCTGAACTGTGCCGCATTCCCGAGCCGCCCAATGTCGGGCAGCCATTTGTGTTGCAAGACTGGCAGAAAGATTTCATCCGGCTGGTCTACGACAACCCGCATCGCACTCGGCGCGCCATCCTCAGCGTCGGACGCAAGAACGCCAAGACCACGCTCTCGGCGCTGTTGTTGCTGGCGCACTTGTGCGGTCCCGAGCATCGGCCCAACAGCCAGTTGTATTCGGCGGCGCAATCGCGCGAGCAGGCGGCGTTGATCTTCCGGCTGGCAGTCAAGATCATCCGCATGTCGGAGCGCTTTCGCGGCACCATCCGGGTGAAGGAGACGGCCAAGGAACTGCATTGTGAGTTTCTCGGCACCAGCTATCGCGCGCTGTCGGCCGACCATTCCACGGCCTTCGGTCTCAACCCGGCCTTTGTGGTGCATGATGAACTGGGCCAGTGCCGGGGTCCGCGCTCGGCGCTGTATGACGCGCTGGAGACGGCAACCGGGGCGCAGAAGGACCCGCTGTCGATCATCATTTCGACGCAGGCCGCGACCGATGCCGATTTGCTGTCGATTCTGATCGACGATGCGCTGGCCGGACACGATCCGCAGGTGATCTGCAAGCTGTTCACCGCGCCGCCCGACCGCGATCCGTTTGCGGTCAGGACCATCAAGCAGGCCAACCCGGCGTTCGGCGTGTTCTTGCAGGAAAAGGAAGTGCTGGCGATGGCGGACAACGCCCGCCGCATGCCCGCAAGCGAGGCAGGCTACCGCAACCTGATCCTCAATCAGCGAGTGGAAGCGTCCAACCCGTTTGTCTCGGTGCTGACGTGGAAAGCCTGCGGCGGCGAGGTGGCCGACCTGCATGGCATCCCGATCTATGCTGGGCTTGACCTGTCAAGCGTGTCCGACCTGACCGCGTTTGTCATGATCGGCAAGATCGGTAAGGTCTGGCACGTCAAGCCGATGTTCTGGCTGCCTGCTGACGGTTTGGCCGAGAAGTCGCAACGGGATCGGGTGCCCTACGATCTCTGGGCCAAGCAAGGGCATCTCGACGCGATCAGCGGAGCGACGGTGTCCTACGAATACGTCGCCGGTCTGTTGCGCAAGTTGTTTGAAGACTATTCGATCCAGAAAGTCGCCTTCGATCGCTGGGGCATGCCGTTCTTGAAACCATGGCTGCTGCGCGCCGGGTTTTCCGAGCAAGTGTTCGACGAGAAGTTCGTCCAGTTCGGCCAGGGCACGCAATCGATGTCGCCCGCGCTGCGCGATCTGGAGCAGGCGATCCGCGAAAAAGAATTGCGCCACGACAACAATCCGGTGCTCGGGATGTGTGCGACCTGTGCGGTGGTCGAGGGCAAGGACTACGCCAACCGCAAACTGTCCAAGAACCGCTCGTCAGGCCGTATCGACGGCATGGTCGCGCTGGCGATGGCATTCGGCGCGGCCCCGTTTTCAACCCACGTGGATATCGACAGCCTGATCGCGTAAAGCCATGAAACATCTCATCGACCTGCTGGATGACATCATCAACCGGCAGACGCTCGATGTGATGGCACTCAAATTCAAGCGCGACTGGGACGAAAGCGAGCACCCGCGCGATCCTGAAGGCAAGTTCACCTTTTCGACGGGGGGGGACGATGAAGGCGGCGACCAGGGACCCGCCGCTTTCATCTCGCCGTCGGTCAAGCCGATCAGTTTCAGCCAGGCGCAAAGCCGCCTGCACTCGCCGCGACAGACCGCGCTGAAAGAAGCATCCGCCGACATTGATCGGGCCATCGGCAAAGACCCGGCACAGCGCACCGACGTGATCGGAGCCTGGCGCGACGGGGCGGAAAACTCGCTGGCCATTGCCATGCCGGGCTGGAGCTACGCCGAAGCCAAGGCGGCGTCGGCGATGAAGGGCTATCTGGCCGATCAGAAAAGCGTCTTGCTGTTTGCCCCCGATCAGGCTGGCAGTTCGTTTATGATGTCGTTTGAGGCCAAGGGAAATCTCGAAACAATCCACGCCGACTTGTTGAAAAGCGGACTCGAGTTTCATACTTTAGAGCCGGTGGAAGGCGGTGCTCGCGTTCATGTCTATGGCGAGGATCAAGCCACCATTGACAAGATCGAGCAGGCGGCAAAAGACCATGACGCAACGGCAACCCTCCGACACACCATCGGTCACGGCGAGTTCATCGGCACTAGCAAAACCGAAGGCACCGATCGCGAGCAGCGAGACGACGCTAAAGCAGAATACGAAAAAATCATCGCTGAGGTTTCCCAAGGAGTCGCTGGACGAGACGTCGAGCAAGCGTGGAACGCTATCCGCGCTCGTTGGAGCAGAGGCTTTCCGGCCGAAGAAAAAGTAAAGCATCCAGGGATCAACTACTCGAAGGAAGCCTACGAAGACAGCAAGGGCGTCATTCACACCTCGAACGTCACCGACGCCGCCATTGCGCTCAGTGAAAACCGCAAGGTCAATCTCAATCAGCCCAAACAAGTCTCGGTGCTGCTGCACGAACTCGGGCAGGTCACCAAGGCGATGGCATCGATGGGCGAGAAAGCGCCCACCTTCAATCTGTGCAATGTCACGGTATCGGGCACCTCGCTGTTCTGTGTCGAGAGCCAGGGCATCGCGCGCGTGGAGATGCCGCAACTGAATGCGCAACAGACCAAAGACTTCGTCGCGCATCTCAAGAGCGAAGGCTACAAGACCACCCCGGCCAGCGAATATGCCGCCAACCTGCGGGCGACGCAGAACGAACTGAACGGCGTCAAGGTGGCGGGTCTCACCGAAGCGATGGAAACCGGCACGTTCAAGCCCGGCGATGTGCGCCTGATCGTGTCGCGCGACGACTACATTCTCGACGGCCATCATCGCTGGGCGGCCGAGATCGGCGTCGATGCCGCCAACAATCGGCTACGCGACGGCAAGCAGATCGACATCACCCGCATCGACATTTCGATCACTGACTTGCTAGTAGAGGCCGACAAGTTTACCGGCGGCAAGGGCCGCAAGGGGGTCGAAGACAAGCGCTTTCAATTGCGCGGCGGCGCGCATGACGTCGATTACATCCAAGACCCGGCCACCGGCCGCTTTCAAGGCAGCCGCCCCGGTACTGGCGGTGGCGAAAGCACAGCGGACGGCGGCAAAGTTGGCGGCGGCAAGAGCGACACCAAGGTTTCGGATTTTTCCAAGGACGGCGTTGCGCTCGATCATTCCACGCAGAGCGATCCCAAAACCCAAAAGAAATTTCTCGACGAGTGGAATCACACCATCAAGACTTCGCCTGGCGAATTCAAGAAAGGTTATCTGGCGGGCAACAAGGGCGAACTGCGTGTCGAATATAATCCCTACGAGAACACGATCGAGGTTGGCAGCAACCTGCAATCAAGCCCCGGCATCAATATCGGCGAGTACACC